CACACTCGCCCAAAAACGTTGTAGGCTTCTTGAACTTACTGTGTAAGTAACTCCGTCTGTTTCAAATGCAACTAACCAGGAATTATCTAATCCAGTTCCTGATGTGTTTTGTGCATTTGCAAGACTAAATGTTATTGCTGAATTTAAATTAGTTGATGTAATAACATACCAAGTTCCAGTTAGATTATCATATCCAAGTCCAAAATTTCTGTAAAGTTCAATTTGCTCACGCATAGTTGTTTCAATTGCAGTTGGCAAGTTGGTTATAAAGTTTGGAATTACTTCTGTTGGAACTGCAAGTGTTGGAATAAAATTATTAAGTGTAACCGGCCCTGTGCCATCAGCGTTATTACCAACACCTTGGTTAGTTCCGTCAAGTTCCAAAGCTGTTACAGTTGCCCACAATATCATTTTGTCTCCAGGCAATGTTGGAGATCCTGCAATTAACCTATTAAACTCATTGAAGTAGAATCCTACAGGAGGTACAAACTTAATTAAACCACCTAACGCAATATATTTTTTGTTATCACTTGCTTGTGAGCCAACTGGTGCCGGAGCTCCACTTGAAACAAACTTAAAATACCCAGTAGTTTCGTTATTAGCGGTTGTACTTTGACTCCAGTTTAAGTTTAAACTTGTTAGACTTGGGCGAAGAAAATTTTCATAGTAAAATTCTTGCATACCGCGGCTTGCTATCACAGGCTCAACTTGGTTTACTATAACATCTGTAATGTCATTTTGATCAATGAACGTAAATGTAAAACTTGGAACTTCTGTGTTTTCATATATCATTCCATCACTGGCAAAAACATTTGTGCTTGAGTATTTTCCAGTGATATCTACAAGATCCAAATATCTACTAGTACCAATTGAGCTACGATTAACTGCCTTGGACTTGATTATAGTTGAATAAAGTGTATATGGAAAATTATTATAGTCTTCGCCATTTACCATTCTGTTTTGCGTATAAAATCTTGCAGGAGCTCTTTGTTTAATGTCGTCAATGTTTTCTCTATTGGCAGCATTACTAACTGGTTGAGTTAATGCACAAGATAATGTAAGTGTTTCGTTTCTTCCAGTCCTTGACACATAGCCAATACTGATAGTAACATTTTGCATTTCATCTTGGTTAATAATATAGCTCAAACCATTTGATGCTCTTACATAGGTTCTAAAGGATCCAACCGGTATACTACTAAACACGCCATCGCCGAAGTTTAAGTTAATTTGGTCGTTAGTTCGTGATGTGGTAGTAAAATATCTACGTTGTTCTGGAGTTAATTCTTCAACGGCTCCGCTATAAATGTTTTCTACAAGAGTCCATTGATTTTGAATATTACCTGTGGCGTCTAGTTGATATAACCAAGTATCTTCGTTATTAATACCTTCGATGTTAACATTAACAACTCTATTTGAAATACGTTCTCCAAGATTAAAATCTAGATCTTGTAAACTACCTTGCTTGAATAAGAAAAAGAAACCTGTGTTTGCACTGGCATATCCTTGTTTGTCATTTCTATAAAGTATATTAAATGCACCGTTTGGAGCAGGAGCTGGTTCGTACAAATATGTCTGATCTTGTGATGTAGCACACACTGCTTCAAACGACATGGTAGTCCCATTGACTGTATTGGTGAACGGTATCACAGGAAGAAATCCTTGTATAAGATTAATACCATACTCTTCTGTCTGCACGCCAAGTATTGTCTGTGAGTTTCCTGGTTTTCCAAATCTTTGTGTATTATCCAAACACGAATTAACAATGACTGTAAATTGCTCTAACCAGTTTGCATTAGTGGTATCGTTCCAGTTCACTGTTATGTTTGAAAGATTTACACCTGTAAAATCAATTACACCTTCTGTAGTACTAATACTTTGTACTTTTAAAAAACCTGATGCTGATGTATTACGCTTTGGTGTATAACTTACTAGTTCAGCTAGACGTACAACACTATCTCGTCTTTCAGCAGTATCAATGAAGTTTTCTCTTGTGTTTAAGTCGTTCCTAAAACTACCTGCTTGTCCCATAAACGCCATGACATCTAGCAGTGCAATAAACTCACTTGATTCAATGTAGTCGTTAAAACTTTCAGGATAGTACAAACGAATGTAGTCTATAAAGCTCTTGCGAAGTGTTTCGAAGTCATAACTCTGAAAGTCTGCTTCACGATATGTCTGGTAGATTCTCTTCCAATCTTCAACACCAAATATACTAGTTTGTCTTGTAGTTTTAGCCATGTGTATCTATCCTTACCTAGTATTTATGAACATTATAAACTGGGTAGTTTATACTAAACGTCTGACAGAGAGGCTCGTTGTGTTTGATTATCAAAGAACACTGTAAGTAACCGGGCATCTTGTCCTTGGATGGTTTGTACCTGTAATTCAACTAGTATTCCATTTTCTTGCGAAAACACATTTATATCTGCTACTTCAATCCTTGGGTCTTGTGCAACAACTCTTTGTATTTCGTTTATGACTGCTTGTGATGTTTGTGCATTTTGCGGTTCGTATATAAAACTCCACATGATAGTACCAACATCAGGTCGCCCTGGCATTTCACCTTGACGTATGTTTAAAGCGTTAGACAGATCTTGCTTTATTATTTCAAAATCTGTTACAGTATATGTTTTATACCTGTCTATTGTGCTATATCCGATTATCTCTGCCATACTGTATTTATTGTCCTAGTCTATGTGCTAATTCCATTAACTTTTTTACTGGCTATTCCAGACTGTACTGCACTATCAATAGTAGTTCTGATAGTTGTGCCAGTCACACCGCCTAACCCTGTTGAAAATCCTTGCACTGCATCGCTAATTTTTTCTTGTGTTAAACTAACGGCATACTGTCCGCCTTTAACCAATGCATTCATATCACCACTTGTAATCTTTGTACTGAATGAACCTGCCAAAGTTTCGCCAAGTACACCTGCACCTTGAGTCCATTTTTTTACTGCGTCAACACCAAATTTACTAGCACCACTTACCAGTCCTGCTAAGTCTGCCTCATTTTCTAAACCAGTCACTATGCCTGCATTTTGTAAACCGTTTAATCCTTTTGTAAACAAATCTGTTTTAGTTAGATCTTGTATTGATTCGTTATTTAAAAAGTCACTAACGCCGTTAATGCCTTGGTTTCCACTCCACACACTTGAACTGCTTAGTACAGTGTTTAGATCAGATGTAGCGTCCTTGAGAAAGAAGTCAGAAGTTCCAGGCTTTAAAAATCCTGCATCCTCTAGTTCAGGTGCACTAAATCCAAATTTGCCAACACCATTTGTGTTTGATATCTCATTTGATTTCTGTGGTACAAGTTTACTTGACTGTGCTACCATACCTGTTACTTTTTCACTTGGTATTTTACCAACGGCAGTGGTTGAACTAGTTTGTGCTTCGTAATCACCCTTGTCAATTTTACTAATTTCAGTAGTTTCTGCCTTTGTTATTGCTTCTTTGGTCTTAGGTTCTAATGGAACTTCTTCACCAGTAGTAACTAAACTTGTTGAGGCATTAACACCTTTTCCTCTTTCAGCAAAAGGCTCGTGTGTTGGTGCTCTGGTAACAATTGTTTCAATTGCTGCAGGCTCTGGAACCCATCCAACATTTGATTCAAACTTCGTATCAGGCAAACGTTTTTTTGGAATTTCTTGTACTTTAGGAACGTCACTGGCTGCACCTGAATTTAATTTGATACATCCTGCTTCTAGAGTAAGGCCGGTTCCGGCTCCCCAGGAACCTGTATTGCTTTTTAAACTTAGTGAAGCATCACTTTTTAATCCTATCATGCTTTTACTATAGGCTAATAAACTGTTTGTTCCTGTGAGGTTAAGTGATCCTGATTCTAAACTCATTGCAGTTTTAGCAAACATGTTAATTGAACCTAGTTCGCTATTGATATTAACATTTCTATCAGCATGTAGATTTAGTTCACCGGCACTTCTTATGTTTACACTGTTTGAAGCATACATGTCAATGGTACCTTCTTCACCAAGTTCGATCCAAGATTGTCCATTGGCATGCATAATATGAATTGTTTTTCCATCTGGAGTATCATTCATCATAATCTGATGTCCAGCACTGGTTCTAAAGCGTACTAGATTATCTTCGTTAAGTTGATTGCCATCATCCAATACAATGCTATGTCCACCTTTACGTGCTATAACATCTATTTCGTTCGCTTGTAAAGTAGAACTATTAAGTTTTTGTGCCAACTGTTCATCGGTTAATCCTCCAGAATATATAGGTCTTCCAGCAGTACTAATACCAAAAACAGTTGAAGGAGATTCCCTTTGGCTATTTGAACCAATAGGTCCAAGTAGTGGATCAGCAATAACTCCTTGACTGAGAAGTTGCCCAGCAAGAACACTGTGTACTGGTTTAGTTTCATCAAAGAACCTTGGATTTTCTGCAATCTGAGGATTGGCATTATTGATTTCAACAACTGGTAATTTTTTCTTGCCAGTGTAATAAGGACTACCGCTATCATCAACATAGTTGTCGCTTGAACCTATTGCAGGCATCATATGGTTAAGTCCTGGTTCAATAGGCATACCAAGATAATATCCTTGTGTTGGATCTCCATTTGCAAAAAAACAAATAACTTTTGTGCCAACATCAGGAGGAGTTCCCCAAAAACCGTAGGCATGATTATTACCTGTAAAACTTCCTGGTCCTGTTGGTTGCGGAGCACTTTGTTGAGTATGTCCGTAGTAAGGTGAAATATAACTTACGGTACGCCACAAATCTTTGTTATTTCTATCATCGCCGGCAATATACTCAATGTAAACTTGTAACCTGCCTGCTCGTGTTGGATCAACATTGTTTGTCACTTCGCCTATGAACGGTCCAGTTTGAGCTGGTGTTCCACCTTTGTCTATTTTATAAGCTCTTGGTGTACCTTTACTTCTAAAGTAATTCTCTGCCATTTATAGTTCCTATCTAAATGCGTCTGATGCTCTCGTACCACCGCCAGTGTTGCCTACTACTTTTGCACCAGCGTCTATTCTTGCTTTTGATCTTTCACGAGCAAGTCTATTTTTCTTTGCTAACAACGAAGACGCCCAAGGATCAACTGTGCTACCAGCATCATCACTTACTGTATTACTACCTGGTTTTGGCTTCACTGGAGGTAACCAATTATTTGCAGTTGTATCCATTGTTTCGTCAGTATAATTTATACTCTTATCTACTTGTTTGGCTATTTTAGCAGTGGTTTCGTTATTCACTGTTGTACTACTATAAGGCGTTAGTGTTGTATCTGGTTTAAGTCCACTTGGTCGAGTACCGCCAGTTATGTAATCTGGGCGTCGTGTCTCTCCACCAGTTCCTGTAGCATTATTTTGTGTCCCGCGGGTATCAAGAAACTTTCCACTTCCTCTACTTCCTACCGGCACCTTACTTGTTCTTGGAGATGTTTTTTCAGTTACATCTTTTTGTTCTTGTATCTGTTTTGGAGTGCGTTCTATTTTATTTTTTTCTGCTTTTTTCTGTGCAGGAGAATCAATTGCAGTATCAAAGTCTCTAGCAACTCCTTTAAGTGTTTGTGTAAACTTACCTGCTTTAAACATATTCCTTACTTCAATAATATTGAAAACCAATGCTTCTTCGGCTAGGTTTGTTTCTCCTGTGATATTACTCTGCGCCATGTTATTTTTAAACACTGGCGTTAGACCAGTTGCTAAATCATAGTCTACCACTCTGTTAAATCTTATTTCAGCAAGTACTTCACTGGAACCTGTGTTTACACTTCCGTCTGGCTCAAATGGTGCTAAATTAGAAGTACTATAAAACACTTCACTTTGCGTAATCCAGTCTGGATCTCCAACTATTTCAAAATCACACTTGGCAACATCTGCTGGACCGTATAGTCTTGCTGCCAGTTGTGCTGCTGGCATTGTGCTTTGCCCGGAGCCACCTTGTGTACTTTCTTCTGCAGTTGCTTGAAAAAACTTCTTTTCAGCAAAACGTGCATTTCCTTTAACACTTTTATTATTACCGTCATTGCCTATTGCTTGAAGATAGTTTGTGTTTACATCAATCTCAAAATTAAGGAGTTCCGTGTTCTTTCCTGTAAACCAATACTCGTACAACTTGTGTACACCTCTATACATAGCCGCTGGAAAGTATTCAGAACGAGGTGAGTTAATTTGATATCTACTGATTCTATATTTTATCTCGTAGTTATAATCTCCTCGGTTTTGATCCCATTGAATTGGAGTTGCAGTTTGTGATATTTTATACCATTGCACAGTTTTTACAGCTTCATTTGTAATTTCTTTATTGGTTATCTCATCAAAGGCAATAGTTTGTTGAGCAGTTACATATGTACTATTTTTCATAACCTGATCAATTAATTGTACAATTTGTGTTCCTGCACTTACACTATAGTTTCTGGAATTAGCATCAAAATTCTGTTTCTTTTGATTTAGTTTTTGATTTGGATCACTGCTTTTTTGCATGTCTACACGCTTTTTATCAACTGTTCCATCCCTACGCATTTTAGCATCTTTAAGACCAGGAACATCTTCAAGCTCAATAATATACCTGTCTGGAAATAAGAATGCTTTTTTACCAGTACACAGAGCCTGCTGATGTTTGTTTAATGCGTCAGCAAGCCCCGAAGTAACTGTTCTTCCTTTAAGTCCAATTTTACCAGCACGTTGTTGTTCAGCAGTGATTGTGTCATTGACGACTGTATTTTGATTAGGCGGGCCGCCGGTGGCTCTAGTAGTTACTATTGGAGTTATAGGTTTTAATTCACTATCACCATTTAACAATGATTGTACATCAGAAGCAGTTAATTGAAAATTAAAAGGTATTGTACCTCGTGCAGTACTGTATCCTACATTAAGTTGAGGAATCACACATTTTAAGTTGTAATTTACTGCTTCAGTTGATATCTTATAGTTGATGTTTGCTATTTGAAAAGGAATAAACTTTTCTACTAACGCATTTGGATCACTGGTTTGTTCTTCACTACCAGTACCAGTTTTCTGTCTCTTTGATTGTTTCGTAACCAAGTTGCCTTGTTCATCGTAACCAAAGAATCTAATTACCATTAGATAGTTCTGTCCGTTAATATTCTGACTTTGATCTCCTGTATGATCCCATACTGCTTGACGTAACCTTTCCAAAAAAGTAATTCCCTGTGGTTCTAGCACTTCAAAACTCATGGTTACAACGTTATGAGGACTACCTGTGGCCTGTGTTCCTATCATGGCTTTAAACTCTAAATTTTCTGGATAGAAGTCTAAATCAAAATACTTGTTGCGTTGTCCAATTGGTGCTCCGCCACTTGACATGAGCAATTGTTGTGTTGGTAATGTTTTTTTATCTGAAAATAAGAACTGTTTAAATTCATCTTTGTCCATTAGATATATTGAAATTGTATATGTTTGACTTGCAAGTCCTGCTAACGGATTTGCAGTTGGCACAATAGTTTGTAAAAACTCTGCGGCGATTTCAGTTCTTCCTTCAACTGTTTGACTTGCATTGCCAACACTATTATTAACCTTTTGTGTTGCATCATCATCAATTCTTTGGCTTAGATTTGCAGCGCCGGTCTGTACAGTATTTCGAACTGGAGTTGCACCACCAACTGTACTTTCCGCGCCTGACCCTTTTACATCACCAAGTTGTGCGTCTTCAGTGGTACTCAGTGTTGATACACGTGCATTAGTAGGTTTGTTTAGACTAGCAACAACTGGCGTAACTTCATTAGTAACATCATCAAATAGTTGACGATTTCCAACAATTGGACTTATAAACCTTGAATTTTCAATTGCACCTATCTGATTATTTAATACTTCTTCTCCTGAGGAATTTTTTGTTATATTATTTTGTATGCCAATGATATTTTGATTACTGTATGCCGTGGTTTGCACTGTTTGTAACCGTGCCCCTAATGCATTT